CAACTCAATCTGCATCTCCTTTTATGGAAGGTTTCTATTGGGGTAGAGGTTTAGGCATAAATGGTGAAGCTTCTGATTCGGATTATTCTTATACTTCTAAAGATACGGTTAAAGTATCTAACGGTGTAGCATTAGATAGTTTAGAGCTTGATAGATTTCCTATGTATGCAGCATATATAACTAATATTGAAGATAAAGTATTTACTATCGAATCTATACATATAAATGGAGCTGATGCTCATGCAATGATGTCTGGAGAAGTAAACCATGAAAGGAATTTGAATCTTGCACAGTATACTAATTTCTATATGAGTTATAATAGTAATATTATTAAAAATATAGAGTATTCTGTTGTAGTTAGAACAAGTAATGGTTCTACAACATTAACAGCATCTGTTGATTTATCTAAAGATAATAAATTATTAATAGACGGTTCAATTATTAAGTAATCTAGTGGGTGGCTAGTCCACCCACTGTTATAATAAGTAATATAAGTTAAAGTTATTTAGTTTATATTAGTTATCATAAATGAAAGGAGTTTGTTATATGATTACTGTAGATTACAATTACTACAAAGATGAGTTTCATGGCAAACTCAGTGAAGATGATTTTAACAGGTTATTAAATCTTAGTTATATTACTGTAGACAATTTTACTTTCGGTAGATTTCAAAATCTTACTGAAGATAGTTTAAACGAGTTTACACTTATGAGAGTTAAGTCTTGTGTATGTGCTGTATGTGATAGGCTTGAATCAGAGTCCATTGGGGTAGGTCTTAAATCTTCTGAATCTGTTGGTAGTTGGTCTGTAAACTATGCTTCAGATACATTACCTAAATCAGTAATGTCTAGTTTACATTCAGTTGTAAACTCATATCTTGGAGGAACACCACTTACTTGTAGTTGGATTTAAAACTTTGATGTTATTAAAGGAGGTTTGAGTATTATGTCATTATTTCCACATACTGTTACAATTTTCAATAAGTATGAACGAGATAATAGAGTGAAATACTCAAGAGTAATATTGTCAGGTGTTCAGTTTGTTTTAGATGAGATTAATGCACGAAAAACTACTGGTAGTAGCAAAGATGATAAAGTTACTTGCTACATTCCAAGAGACGTTAAAGCAAATAAAAGTTATGTTGATTCATTTACCTTTAAAAATGATGAGACAGTTAATGTAGATACTACATATACAATATCTAAAGAAGATTTAATTGGTTTTGGAGTTATTGACTTAGATGGTTTAACTATAAATGATTATCGCAACAATAGGGGTAGCTTATATGAGATTACTGCTATATCTGATTATCAATTTGGCAGTAATTTAGATAATAAAGTTGTAGTTGCTAAGTAAGCGAGGTGATTTCATATGGCAAATAAAGTTGTTACAATTTCACCTAACTTAGATATATCTAGTCTTATTATAGAAGAGGTTCAAAAGACCATAGATAAAAATAAAGAGCAAGCTTATCGCAATCTGGTCAATAATATCAAAAAAGATACCGACCAATTTGTTCCTTATAAACATGGTAATCTAGCAAAAAATGTGCAAGATACTCCAAAGGGTTACATGTATGCGGAGAGTTATGCAAGTTATGCATTCAATCCAATAGCTCCATCAGGTATTCCAAAAAATTATACCAAAGATGTGCATATACAAGCTCAAGGTAATCCAGTCGATGTTTCTGAACGTGAATATGCTAAGAAATGGGCTGACCAATATGCGAAGGACTTATTACAAGGTTTGGAGGCTAAATAATGAGTATATTTGAAATTATTGAGTTTATTATTTCTTATATAAATAGTAACTATACAATCAGGTCAGGCACTAAATTGAAACTCTCATTTGATGAGTTAAAGCCTGATAAGGACAGCATTATGTTCTCACTTGCTGATGATAACACTGTAGTCGAAAAGAAAGATTTGACAGGACTCTTTGTTGATGGTGAGTTATCTATTCAGTGTTATTACAGGATTATGGCAAATGATAATGGTTTTGCCGATTTATATTCAATCAAGGTAGTTGATGATTTGGTATCTTTTATCAAGTCTAACTATAAATCAATCAAAACTGATGATTTCTATGTATCAGGGGTAGTTGTTAAGGCTTCCACCAAGCTTTCAGCAGTCTATGCAAATGGTGCAAAAGATTTCATTAGCAAGTTTTCTATTAATTATGGAAGGAGATTATAATCATGGCTAATTTAACTGAAATTAGACAGTCCACAGTAGGTTCTGAGGAGCTTTTATATTTTGTAAATGTTCCAGAAGATTTATCTACATTTGAGACAAAAGAATTTCATATGGCTCTCTTAATGGCTGAGTCAAATAGTATGGATTCAGGTGTTGAGACTGATGACCCAGCAGACGTTACTTCTAAAGTAGCTAATCACGTTATTAAAGCATATAAGAAGAGTTTTTCACATTCAGGTGTTTATCTTAAAGAAGACCCTGTTTGTAAGTATGAAGAATATCTTTTCGACCATGAGGTTACTGATAGCAAGGCTAACTGTGAACTTGTTCAGATTAAGACATATGCTACTGGTGGTATTGTAGCTTATAAATATCCAGCAGTCTGTGAAGTTTCTTCATTTGGTGGAGACGCTCAGGATAAAATCAAGGTAGAGGCTACTTACACTATTGTAGGTGAGGCTGTTGAGGGAACAGCTACATACGATAAGGAAACTGGTATAGCTAATTTCACACCTAAGAGTAGTTCTTAATATTTTGGATACCTCTAGCAGTCTAGGGGTATCCTATCTTTTTAAAAGTTCTAGGAGGATTTAAGATGAATACAATTAAAAATTTATCAAAGATTTGCGAGTTACATGTTGAAGGAACAGATAATGTTGTCAGAATTGATTTCTCTGATAAGAGATTAGTTGGTAATATTTTGAGACTTATGAAAAAGTATCAAAATATTGATGACAGTTTGAATAAAGAGTTTGAGTCTGTTGAGACTGAAGATGCTCTTGAAAAGCTTATTGCATATGCTGAAATCGAAGAGAAGGTTCTTACAACTTTCAAAGAGGATGTAGATAAGGCATTTAATACGAATATTACTGAGCAGATGTTTGGTGACACCTTACCAGGGGTAGAGCGTTATGCTGAGTTATTTAATACAATTTTACCATATCTTTCTGATTATAAGAAAGAGGAAAATGCAGCCATTGAAGAGTTGAATAAACTCTACAATACGGATAAGTTTACTGTTGTAGATGGTGGTGAGGTTGATGTATAATTGCTTACTTGAGCAGTTTCCAACCGAATACAGGGGTAGTGCTATCAATACCAGCTTTAGAGTTGGTATTGCACTTACTCTTTTAACTGAGGATACAAGATTTCCAGATGATATTAAATTATTGAAGGCTTTTGATATTTTGTATAAGGATAAAGTTCCAGATTTTGAAACAGCTTTCAATGGTATGATGTGGTTCTTGTCTTGTGGAAGGTCTGAGGTATATTATCTCGAAGATGAACTACGGGAGACAAATGAAAAGTATCTTGATTTTCAATTTGACTCTTTTGATATTTATGGGGCTTTCCTTGTAGCAGGGGTAGACCTACATAAGTCTAACATGCATTGGTTTAAGTTTATGGCTTTCTTGAACAATCTTGGTGATTGTCCTTTGAGTCAGAAAATTTCTTACAGAGCTACTGATACTTCTAAAATGAAGGGTGATACTAAAAAGTATTATATTGATTTAAAATCAAAGTTTAAAATTAAAACTCAAGTTACCAAGGAAGAGCGTGATGCTTATCTTGCAGAGCAAAAGGAAAAGTTTGGCTCTTACTATTACAAATTGTTGGGAGGTAAGTAGGTATGCTTTGTATTATAAACGATAAACCATATGAGATGAGCAAGAAAGCTTTCGATGTTGTTTGCAATACTGTAGCAGAACAGAAAAAAGGCAGTTATTCAATATATTGTTTAGTATTAAACGACTTTGCAGAGTTTATCAATGAAAATTTCGACAGTAAAGATGAACTTCGTAAAAAAGTAGCAGAGTATGCTAAAAGAAAGTTCAAGGTAAAATATACTGTTAAAGAATAAAATATTTTAAACTTATTACTTTTATATTATAGTTATTATGCCCTTTCTGTAAATATTATGAAGCACTCAGTTGTATTTCCGTTTAGGCAGTATAAAGGGGTAGTTTTAAAGAAGTAATTTATTACTTACGAGATTTTAGAGGAGAGCGTATTGCTCTCCTTTTTTAATATATTAAATATAAGTTAGGAGGTTTAATATATGGCTGTTAATGTAGACATTAGAGCAAATATAGAGACAGACTTTAAAAGTGGTAAAATCGATAAAGCTACTTATGAGTTTGAGAAAGCAACTGTTAATCTTGCGCAAGCTTATAAGTCTTTATATAAGTTATCACAAAATACAACTGACTTAGGTAAACTAGATAAAGCAGTATCAAAAGTTAATGAGTTAGAAGGTAAATTTTTAGCTTTGAAAAATACTGTTAATAAGGATTTATTTAAGGGTGCATACGATGAATTAAGTAAGCTAGATACAGCTAGTCTATATTTTGGTAAAATAAAGGCAGGGTATGAAAGTCTCCAGACAACAGCAAAAACTGGTGCAGTATTACCAGATGGAATAAAGACAGCTACTGCTGAACTTGAAGGATTAATTAATAGGTATAAATCATTTGCACAGCTATTAAATACATATTCGCCAGGTTCAGTTTCAAAAGAACAGTTTACAGAATTAAATTCAATGGTAAAGACATTACCAGAAATAGAGAAAACGTATATAAGGACTATACCTTTAAGCAATATGATGAGTCAAAGTATTAAACAAAGTGCAACATCAGATGCAGAGTTTAATAAAAATCTAGCAGCAGGTTATAAATTATATACAAATACTACTAAAGCAGCAGTAGACCAAAGTAATGCAAATGCAAACGCATTTGATATGAATAAGCTGAATGGTTTTAGAAACGAGTTGAATGTATTAACAAATTCTTTTAACAGTTTGGCTGAAAAGACTAATGATTCAACTATAAAGACATCATCTCTTGTCGGTGAATACAGAGCTTTAGGCTCACAAATATCTGATTTGCAGAGCAGAGTTAATGCGCAGTCAAGTGTATTACCACCAAATTTAAATCAGGATATATCTGCACTGCAAGGGCAGTATAATCAGTTAGGTCAACAGTTACAATCTAATATTGTTGATAAACTTAAATCAGGTTTTAAAGAGTTAGGTAGTATTGCTAAAAAGTCCTTTAATGACGTTTATAATATCTCAAAGACAGTTATTACAAAATCTGCTAGTTATATGAAAAGTGCATTTACTTCTATAATGAATAGTATAGGTGAAAAGTTTAAGTCAATATTTTCATCTTCCTCATCTTCAGGGGTAGCTCAGCAGTTAAGGTCTTTGCTTTTAGGAGCAGGGGTAGCAAAAGGCTTTAAGACTGCAATCGGTTTAAGTTCTGAATTGACTGAGGCTCAAAATAGATTACAATATGTATTTGGTGAAAGTGCAGATTCTGTAACTGAGTTTGCACGAACATCTGCAAGGGACTTTGGTTTAACTGAAAATGCAGCTACTAAGTTTTCAGCTACCTTTGGTGGTATATTAAGTGCATCAGGTATTGCAAGTGATGAGTTAGCAGGCTTTTCTGAAAATCTTACAAAGATGACTGGTGATTTAGCATCGTTCTATGACGTAGACCAGGATGTATTCTTTAAGAAACTACAGGCAGGCTTAGCAGGTAATGCAGCAGCATTAAGGACTTATGGTATAAATGTATCTGCTACAAACCTTGAGCTTTATCGTATGTCTAAAGGTATTCAAACAGCATACAAAGATATGGATCAGGCTTCTAGGATTACACTTAGATATAATTATATTGTTGAATCAGCTTCACAGGCTCAAGGAGATTTTGCTCGTACACAGTTTACATGGGCTAACCAAATAAAATTATTAAAATCACAGTTTATGTCTTTAGCATCAATAGCTGGTGGCTACTTTGTAAAGACTTTATTGCCAGTTGTAAGGATTTTAAATCAGATTGTTGGAGCAGCTATTAATGCTTTTACAGCTTTAGCTAGTATGTTTGGTTTTGACTCAGACTCTATTAAAGCTTTGACAGGTGGAGCTAAAGGAACAATATTTGATGACTCAACTGCAGGGTATATTGATGATACTGCTGACGCTTTAGGTAATGAGTCAAATGCTTTAGATAAGACAGGAAAAGCAGCTAAAGAAGCAGCTGATAACTTACAAGGCTTTGATAAACTTAATAATATTTCTTCAAGTAGTAGTTCAGGAGGAGCAGGAGGAGCAGGAGGAGCTGGAGGAGGAGCTTCAGGGGTAGGAGCTGGCATCAAGCCTTTAGATTGGGCTAGTTTAACAAAAGCACCAGACATTGAAAAGACACCGCTTGAAAAGTGGTTTGATGAGTTCTACAATTTATTGAAAGATAAAAAGTGGGAGGAAGCAGGTAAATCTTTAGCTACTCAATTAAATAACATAACTGATACTATTTATGATAAGTTAACTGACCCAAAGGTAAAGAACGGTATTCATAATTTTAATGACGCTATAACTGGTTTTTATGATGGCTTGTTAGATTATGATACTAAAAAACTTGGTCAGACATTTGGAGCAGGTATCAATCTTATTGCTTACGCAATAAATGATTTATATGCACAGGCAGTTGAAAAAGACCTATTGAGTAAGACAGGTGCAAAAATTGCAGACTTCTTTTACGGATTATCTACTGAAACTGATTGGAAAGAAGTTGGTAAGGCATTTACTACTGGTTTCAGGACATCAATGGATATCCTATCAGGTTTCATTGAAAAAGCAAAGGAGCAGGATTTAGGAAATGAGATAGGAACTGCTATAAAAGATTTCCTTGACGGAGCTGTAGAGAGACTATTCGGTGACGGTGGTGCTGAGGAAATGGGTAATAATATTGCAGGTTTGCTTAATCTTGCTTTTGATGTAATAGCTTCAGGTATTGGTAACGAGGATACATTAGACTCAATCGCTTCAGGGGTAGTAACAACAATCAATACAGCTATTAAAGGTATTGATAGCTCTAAGTTAAGTAAGGCTATATCAGCAATACTGAATTTATTTGCTACAATATTCCATATAATTGGAGATATTGACACAGATACTTTATCCACTGACATAGCAGATGCTATTAATGGAGCAGTTGATGATGGTAGTGTTGAAAATTTAGCTAGTGGTATTACTTCAGCAATAACTAATATCTTTAACTTAATAGGTAAGACTATTAGTAAGATAAATTGGTTGGCTTTAGGCATTTCAATTATTGAGGGTATTGCTGATGGATTAAATTCTACTGATGGCGAGGGTTACTTAATAAAGGCATTTGTTATTTTGTTTGGTATTAGATTACTAAGTAATATTCCTAGATTAGGAATAGGTTTATTAGGTAATAGCATTGCAAGTCATTTAGCTGGTTCACTATTAGGAGGAGCTTCTACAATTATAGGAACTGAAGGTCTTGGCGGTGTATTTACAGTTGCAAATGCAGCAAAGTTTGGACTTAAAGGTGCAGTTTTAGCCATGGCTGTATCATTAGGTATGACTTTGGTAGATGGTGTAAAAGACGGACTAGACCAAACTGTCGCTACTGAAGATATTCTTGATAGTATGCGAGAAGATTTAAAGGGTACAATAACTCTATCTGTTGACCCAAGTGCTTACTCTAATCTACAAGAATACAGAGATAAACTTAAACAATTAAAGGGAACTTATGATAATATTGCTACACTAGTAGATGATATTAGCCTTGGCAAAGATACTAAGACATCTATTGCAGATTTAACTGAATATTTGAATAGATTGGAAAAGGCTGGAGCAGGAGGTTCTACTCAGTTTAAAAATTTGAAGAAGGCTATTGATGATTATAATAATGCTGAATTTAAAGATAAAAGTGCAGCATTCGATAATGTTTATTCTTTAGCACAAGACTTATCTCTTGAATTTGAGTCTACTGTAGACACAATAGACTCTTTGAATGATGTGCAGTTCAATGCATTAGATGAAAACTTCTCTAAGTTAAAGCAAAATACAAAATTTAGTGCTGATGAAGTAAATGAGTTAACTCTTACTTGGTCTAATACAGGTGAGCAGTTATCTAAAAACCTTTTAGATAAGGTAAATGAAACTGTAGGTTCAGATACTACTGTAGATACATCTGTTGCAAATTTAGTAAGTGATGCTACATCAGATTCAAATACTGATGCTACGAAGAAAGGTTCAGGGGTAGCAACTAATCTTACCACAGGAGTATCAGCAGCTTTATTTGCAGATTCTACTGTAGATAATGCTACTAGCAGTTTAGTTACTGATGCAACAAGTGAAACAAATGTAGATGCTGAAACAAAAGGTAGTGCAGTTGGCTCAAGTCTTACAGAAGGTGTAGCATCAATACTTAATGCTGATACATCAGTAGATACTGCTACAAGTAGTTTAGTTAGTGGTGCTACTTCAGATAGTAATACTTTAGCAAAATCAAAAGGAGCAGGGGTAGCTAGTAGCATTACATCAGGAGCTACTTCATTATTAGCTACAGATACTAGTTTACAAACTAGTGAGGCATATCTAATTGCAAAAGCAACAGCAGATAAAAATACAGATGCGTTTGCAAAAGGTTTAAGTGTTGGCGGTTCGTTAACATCTAGTATGTCTAGTGCTTTAAATACAGATATGACTACAATGGCAGCTATGATTTCTTTAGTTTCTAAGTCTACTGCTGAAAATACTATTAAAGCTTACGAGGCTGGTAAATCAGCAGGTGATAATGTTATTGATGGTGTAAATGCTGGTATCAATGATGATAATAAGCAGGCAGGTGTATTTAAAGGTATTCGTAGCTTTGCAAATAATGTTGTTATAAACTTTAAAGATGCTTTAGGTATTCACTCACCATCAAGAGTATTTAAGTCGCTTGCAGCATTTATACCTGATGGAATTGCTTTAGGGATAGAGTCAAATGCTAAAGTTGCTACTAATGCTATCGGCAATATGTGCTCATCACTTTCAGGTGAATTTGAAAACAGTCAGTTAGATACAAGCATATTAATACCAGTAGGTAAATTTGATGGTATGTATGATTCTCTGATGAGACAAACTGATATGGCTTTTGATTATGTAGCTAGTAAGTTTGATAACCTAAGAGAAATGATTAACTTACAGTCTAGTTTAGTAGTAAACCCATCAGTTGATAGAGCTAATCTTGAAGCAGCATATGCTAGTGCTTCTGACGTCTCAGGGGTAGTTCGTTCAGTCGGAAACATTTACTCTAAGTTAGCTACTAGCAACTTAGGTTCTAGTAACAAACCTATTCAGGTTAATGTATATCTTGATAAAAACAATAAGTTATCAAGTTATATAATCAATACTGTTAATGGTAATGCTACAAAGACAGGTAACTTTTAGGAGGTATAGATATGGCTTACAATGGAACAGTTATTAAATTTGGTAATGGTTTAGTTGTAGGTAATGGTGGCGGAGTTATTCCACCATCAACCTACAAGGTTTCTACTGGTGATGTAGATTTAGACTCAAAACGTTCAACTGCGGGTTATCTTACTCGTAATCGTATTCGTGGTGGTAACACAACAGCTTATACAGTTGAAGTTTCTTGGGACAGACTATCATGGGATGAATTAGTAAAACTAATAGCAGCTGGTGAGGATGATTCTTTTCAACTACAATTCTTAGACCCTAAAAGTAAGGGTGGTTTTGCAACAAAGACTATGTATCGTGACGCTAATATGGAGTATACAATGATTAATATTGATGGAGAAGATGAGGCTTTTTGGGCTACAACAATGACATTTGTAGAGTTTTAAGGTGGTGATTAAATGTATAGTGTTAATCAAAAATATATTGATAGAATAAATAGTGATTCACATAAGGACTTTACTTTTAAGTTAAATGTAAAGTTAAATAAAGATGCTACTACTCTACTTACACTTACACCTGCCGATGTAGAGTCTGACAGCTTAAAGTTATCTCGACAGGCTACAAGTAATAGTTATTTTACTTTAGGCGGTGTATGTAGCTCAAAGCTTACAATGGCTTTAACTCCATCAGGGGTAGATAGACTCCTAGATGCAGGATTATTACGAAAAGATATTTGTTTTGAATATAATGAATGGCTAAAAGTAGATGATATAAATCAAAGTGACTCAGATTATTCAATCAATACTGATGGTTCTGAAAATCTTACTGGTAAGGTTAAAAATGGTTACTTCTATGTGAGTAAAGTTGAAAACTCAGACTATTCATGTAATTTAGAGTTGTATGATTCTATGTTAGCTTTCTCTTTTGATATTTCTTACAACGATGGGATTATCTTAACACAAGGCTATAGAAGCATACTTGACTTGTTCACATTATTCTGTAAATCATGTTCGACTGATTTATATAAGTTAACTGTTGCAAGTGATATAGAAAGCAGGATTTACAATAAGGACGTTTTATTTTCTCTAGGTAATGACGGTTCTGTGGATTCATATAGAAATGCTTTAGGCTACCTTTCAATTTTAGCTGGTGGTTTTGTAGTTATCAATAGAAATGGCGAGCTTGACCTTGTAAATTACAACAATACAGGGGTAGCTTCACTAGATGAGAACAGAGTTTACGATTATAGCATGTCTGAGGTTGAATATGAAATAAATGAAATATCTACATCAGTTGCTGGTTTCGATTACTCAGTTAAAAATAAAACATCAGCTAGTGAAAACTTGATTAAGTTATTCTTTTCTGAAAACCCATTTCTCAGGGGTATCCAGACTGCTGACGCTAAAGAGTTAGATGCTTTAGTAAAGAGTTGCATAAATAATATGTTATTATCTTGTCAAGGTATTAAGTTTGATGGTGGTGATTTTGAAATCGACCATAGACCTGAGTTGGATTTAGGAGACTGTATTCAGTTTACTAAAGCTTATGTAGATAACAAAACAAAAAATATATTGACAAAAACATATAATAATGCTATACTCTGTAATATCGAAAGTAGCTTTAACACTTTTGATTCAATGAGTTGTAATAAATACGACTTGGAGTCAGCATATGGAAGTAAGTCATCTTCAAGCTTTAAGACATCTTCAGGTGGTTCATCTGCTCTTGTATCTTCTTATTACACACAGTTTTTAACTAAAGATGTTTCTGTTGGTGCAGGAAAAGAGGTTAAACTATTTAATAGTCTTATATTATTAAATAGTGGTATCGGTGCTATGGCTAGTTTTGTAGCAGTTTGCAATATTACAGGGGTAGGTAATATACAATTCAATATTGTATATGACAATGTAGCACATCCAATAAAGCCTAGATTCACATTACATAATGAGGGTTACTTTACTGTATCATTTGATATTGGTTTAGACCCAGTTGATGAGGATATGCAACACTCGTTAAATATTTATGTAAAGTCGTTAGATACTGCTACATTAAATATTGCTACATTAGATGCTGAGTTAATTATTAATGCATCAGGTGTTAAATCTACTGAACCTACATGGACAGGTAGATACGAATTATCTGATTCAGTTAATGTTATTAGTTTACCTAATGTTATCAATGTGTTAGGCTTTACTTCAAATATTGAGTTTACTGATAAAACTCCTGAGCCACCAGTAGCAGGAAGTATTGATGTTAAATTAATGCCAGCAAGTGCAACATTAAAAGGTTCAGCTACACTAAGAAACAATGCTAATGTAGAGGGTGGTAAAGATATAGACAGACTTGATACGTATCCAAATAATACAGCTAGTTGAACTTTTACAGCAGATGAAACTATACCTAATGCAGAGATAAGTGTATCAGCATCAGGGGTATCAAGATACTTAGATATTTATTTGGATGATGTTCGTATTGTTCATAATCTGTTATTTAATTCTACAGATTACACACATCCTATAATAAAATCAGCAGGAAAATTCAATATCAGTGCAGGAAATCATACATTAACAATTGCAAACGGTGATAGTAACTGGGGAGCGATAGTTGCATATGTAAGTATTAAAGGTTAGAGGTGATTATATGTTAAAAGGAAAAACAACTATCCAGTTGTTCGATTCAAAAACAGGAAAGATGACAGATGAGGTAACCAAGACAAACTTGGTTACTAATGCTGTAAGAAATGCTTTAGGTGGAGCATTTAATCAGTTAGCTTCAGGTAATACGTGGGTATACAGTATGGAGCATATAGAAAGTTTATATGAACTACCAACAGGTAAAAATTTTGCACAAGCTTTATATGGTGGAGTTTTAGTTTTCTCAAAGCCTATTACTGAGGACGCAGACCACTGTTTACCTAGTATTGAAGAGATTAAGACTTTTATTGGTTGTGCCAATCAATCAGCGTCTAATACAGGCAACTCTTTCAGGGGTAGTATAAACTCAGGCGAATCTGAGGTTGGAACAGATTATGTAAAATTTGTTTGGGATTTTAATACTGACCAGTGCAATGGAGACATAGCTAGTATTTGTCTAACATCTGACTGTGGTGGAGCAGTAGGTTATGGTTGTGACGCAAAAGAAGACTCACTTAAAGGTCTAAGTTTAAGAGATTTTTGTTCTGGATATTTTTGGGATGCATCAAAAAAAGCAAATTTAAGTTATAATACAAATGGTGCTTTAGTGAATGCTAAAGGTTGGAATAGTAATAACGGAAAGTGTGCATGGTTAGATGGTGATTACTTACATGTTGTTTTTAGGGGTGTTGATAACAAGCAAAATATTTCTAAGGTCTTATCAAAGGATAAGTTTGGTTTAGGTTTAGTTGATGGTTTCAATTACGGAAATATAGTATCATCAGAAGTTATTGATACAGGTATAGCAGTATATAGAGATATACCTTACACAACTAAAGACCATGCCTTTTGTCAAGACGGTGATGGTTCTTATACAGAGTTTAAACTTGTAAAATATTCAGGTAATGGGGTAGCTGAACGAGTTACAATACCAGCAAGTAATATAAACTCTGCAATAACTGCATATTTTGGTCAAACAGGTAATAAAAACTGTTTAAATAGTCAAGATAAAATTATTCATAATGATAAATTATATATCATAACTGGACAGTTAAATTTTTCAGATTTAACTACAAACCCAAATAAATTAAGAGTTTGGATTTTAAACTTTGACGGAACTTATACTTATAAGAATGTGGAACTTACAAATAAGATGGTTACTTTACTTGCAGGAACAAATAAAAAAGGTGGATATACTGACTCAGGTCTTGGTGGTATTTTTAGGGGTTACAGGGGTAGTCTTGCATATATAGCTCCAGATGGAGATAATGGTTATGCTTGGTTCTTAGTAGATGATGATGGAACTATGCAGACTAGTGCTTTTATGATTGATAATAGTATAAGATTATATTCGAATTATTGTCTAGTAGATAATGCAGACTTGATTCCAAGCCCATATATTGAGATGAATATGCATAGTAACTCTTCACATTTAAGGTTGTATGTTCCTTTGTTAGTTTCTGCTTATTTAGGCACAATAAATAATCAGGAGACAGTTCTCACAAAGACGGTAGATAAGACTATGAAAATAATATATACATTAACACAAGCATAGGAGGTATAAAATTATGGATAAAGTATTATTTATCGTCAAGTCTAGTTTTACAGTTGTAATATCTACTGTAGTAGCAGCTTTAGGTGGCTTTGATTCAGCACTCGAGTTGTTAATCTCATTAATATTGGTTGACATGATTTCAGGGGTAGTATATGCTATCATGCAGAAGACTTTAAGTTCAACCGAGTTACGTAATGGAATAATGAGAAAGGTATTTATTTTCCTAGCTATTTTCATAGCATTGAAGGTTGATATGTGTTTGTTAGATTTAGCAGGAAAAACACCTACGTTTTGGGGAATATCGCTCTCTATAAGGACTTTAGTTGTAATTTGGTTCTGTATTGAGGAGCTTATAAGTCTGTTAGAAAATTTAGCTAATATTGGAGTTCCTTTCCCTAAATGGGTTAAAAACGTATTAGTTCAGGTATCTGATTGTGTAGATAAGTCTACACCAAGAGAGGTTATAGATTGGATTAAAAAGACATTCAATATAAAAGATAAGACTGATTAAGTAGATATATTGACATTTTCTTAGTTTTATGTTATAATAAATGAGTAATAAGTTTATGGCTTTTGCCTTACGTTCTTTCTCATTTTACTGTCCCCCTTTAGATAGGTGGGGCGCATTACAAGTTTGTAGTGTGCCTCACTTATTTTTTGTCTTTATAAGGTATTTTTCTGTATTTGTAATATCAAGATATATTTTGTATAATCGAGGGGTAGTGAATATTATCTTTTACTGCTTTCGAGATGAAAAGTGAGTTTGAAAAATGTGTTTTATAATTTGATTTTTAACTTACTTGAGTTCAAAATATACTTTGTATAAATGAATGAAGAGAGTATGAAAAATATGTTTTGTTAGTTTATTTTTCACTTACTTGAGTTCAAAATATATTGTGTATAAAATGAATAAACAATGTGGCGATGGTTTTAATCGCTAACCGCTCACGAATATTAAATTGAACAAATGTGAGACTCCACACCACAAAGTGAATATCATTTTATATTATACAAAGAAACTTATTACATTATTTATTATTTAGGAGGACAAGAAAATGAGATTATCAAGTAAAGTAATTGAGAGCAAAGAGTTTAAGAAGGAGCATAGAAGCATTCATATGTTTAGTAGTATGGATTCTTTAGTTACTAAGTTTGAAGAAGTTAATGGTAAGGTATTAGCGTATGGAAGTGATACTGACGAAAGAGGTATTACCGAGATTAGTTTTTACAAAGAGGTAGATATCTTAGGGGTAGTTCTTACATTAAAAATTTATCTTCAGGCAACTGGAGATAAAGTATACTATCATAGTTGTAGTATACTTGATGATGTTTTAGGGTTAGATGTTTTTAGCCCTAACGAATACGCTCAATTTGTATGGCTCAAGGAATCATTGTTAGAGCAGGTTTCATCATATTTAACATATGAGGTTGATTATACAAGCTTTACAACGAAAGATATAGAGGAAGGTCTTAAGAGGTCTTTATTAGACCTAACAGACTTCAAGGTTCGTGAGGATGAACCTTGTAAATACTAGATTGATTTTGGTAACTGTAATATCAAAATATATTGCGTATAAAATGCTAGAGGTATAAAAATTTATTATCACCTTTAGATGAATATCTTTTGTAAGGTGTTTCCTCTAGCATTTGATATCAAAATATACTTTGTAAAGGAAAAAGGAGGAAAATAAAATGAAAGCAGTAGTTAGATTTTTAGGTAAACACTGGATACTTACAATTATAATAGTAGCTATATTATTTGGTATAGTTCTACCAAATCTTGAGGCTTTAGCTATATCAAGGGGTAGCTCATTAATTCAGTTTTTATTAGGAGGTAAGTAAAATGAAAGGAAAAAATGCTGAGTTATTTATTAATGGTTTAGCTCAATTAAAACCGTTAGTAGATAAAGTTGAAACTTTTGAGAAAGATTATGAAATTTCAAGAAAAAAGGTTTTATCTGAAGACTTGTTTTGGTCTGAGGATAAAGATGAGGTTTATCATGTTCTTCGTGAACATGATACAGTATCTTCAGATTATATCAAAGGTCTGAAGAAGGAACTTCAGGAGTTGATGACTTTAGCATCAACAATCAGTGCAGGTTATAGTAGTTTAGATTTAGTCAAGGAGGAAAAGTAATATGCGTAAAATGAGTGAAACTTTAAAGATGTTAGAGGTTATTGATGCATGTATGCATCGTGAGTTTGATGAGAAAGGTGAGTTTAAGTCAGCAACTTTTGAGTTGTCTGATGGAACTTATAAAGTAAATAATACTTTCGTAGTGAGAAAGCTTGATAATGCAGGAGATGTGCAGGAGCTTCCAGTTCATTACTGCAAAGGTGGTATTTACCCTGAGTATATCATATCAGGTATGCCAGTTAAGGCATATGTTCTGAGTATGATTGCAACAGATGATACTGCTTTTGAAAAGTATCAGAGTGGTCTGGAAATCAACCATACAGTGATTTCCAAGGTAGAACCTAAGTTGTTAAATATTGGTTGTGATAGTTCTTATTACAAAGGGGTAGTAATTGATACAGCTCCTTTAAAGAAGATAAGCGCAGACCCTAATTACTTAGAGTTTTGCACTCGTAGTGAGAATGTTCGTCACGGTAAGTTCATTAAAGAATTTGGGTTATATGATACATATGTATCAGCAAAGGATGTGGATTATTTTAAGGAGCGTTTAGTTCCATATGACCCATCACTATGTGATAGACAGGATGATTGGATTAGGTGGAATAAAGAGCGAGTAGAGTATTTCTACAGAGTTAAAGGTGAAACTAAGAGGATATTATTTTAGAGGGGAATTTCCCCCTCTACCAGTTAAAAGGAGGATTAAATATGTTATACAAAAGGCTTATAGAAGATTTAATATTCTACTCTTATGAATGTAAAAAAGGTCTTGAAAATATTGAATTTTGTTTTAAGGATTCAGATGATTTTGGAAACTTACAGTTAGTAGCTAGTAAGCCAATAAGTGTTTGGGCTACTGAAGATACTTCGATTGTAACAATAAACCTTACTAAAGGTGCAGGTTTAAGATTACTAACACCAAAGGATTTTGAATATAACTATCTAGGGGTAGACCTAAACGATACACAGACTGTTGTATTATTTAATGTAGATGGTAAATACATGATATATAATGATACACTTTCAGGTATTGAATATGATGTGGACAGTTTTAAGTTTAACATATATTTAACAGAAACAAATATTTATAAACTTTAAGAAGGGTATTAATATGTTATTTGATTTTTTAATAAATCTTCAAAGCATTTCGCTTAACGAGTTTAATTTTAAACTCGGAGATGATTATTATGATTTTAATGCTTTGCACCCTAAGACTTTAGATTATGATAATCATGTCATTATATTTGATTTACATAAGAGCTGTAGAAGTAATAGTGCAAAAGAGTTTAAGGATTTTATGTTATTTGAATACAAAGATAACTTATGCTACAGTTTAGTTTTTGAGATTAATAAAAAGTTTTACGATGTGACTGATTTAGTAAGTATCACAACATACCCAAAATGTTTTCATTTCAATTTAAAGGAACATGCACCAGAAACTGTAGATTGTGCAACTTTAAATATGCTATATGAACGTAGTAGTAGATATCATGGTTGTGATTTTAATAATGCTAAAATTGTTACGCAAGGAAACGGGGTAGAGGTTGAGTTAAAGCCTGAACACATCCATTTTACTATAGGTGTGAATGAAAATGGAGAGGATGATTATCGTATAGTATTAGACATTTGAACAAAATGAATAAATTATCTTAGAGTGGATTTTTCCACTCTATCTATTAAAGGAGGTTTTATTATGGCAATTTTAAAAGGAATTAATTTTGATATAGATATAGATACACAGATAAGTGAATTAAAATATTTAAACGGTATGACTTTAATATACGATGATTGCGAATTAGAGTTGCATAATATATACTATGATGATGATGATTTCGCAATATTCGCAGTTACTGATACAGAGTTACATATTGATAGTCCTGTAGTTTATTATGATTTTGTTTTTAGTTTTGATGGGTGTAAATTATATAAGTTAACAGATACAATATTTATTTGTAAATCATCTCTTTGGGGAAGAGAGAGTAATAAAAATCCTATTGAATTATTTAATAAAGTTAAAGAACACATTAATTAATAAGTTTATAATAAATAATTCTAGTTTGACCAGCAATGTTAAGTTGCTGGTCTTTTTAAGTTTAACAATAAGATGAATTATAGCACTTCGTAACCAATAATTAAATAGTAATATGATTATTGACTTTAACTAATAATTGTGGTATAATACTACATATTAGGAGGTGACAATAATGTTTGAAAGCTTTAAGTTATCACGATTTAAAAGACAGGTAAAATCATGGATAGTTGCCAATCTAAAGTCCTATCCTAGTAATTGGTTAACCTTACTAGATGATGATAAACTAGATACATTTTTTAAATGTCTAGTTAATAGTGTTACAAATCAGTTAGCTACTGAAAACAATATAGAAGTTGGCGATGATACAAAGATAGGAAACGTATTAGGGGTAGTAACCGAGTATTCATATCACATGATTTCAAATAAGACATATGGATACTTGTTTACATATATACAAAATATATTTAATGATTATCACAAGGAGGTATAATTATGAGTTATTCAAGCTTAGTAGAGTATGTAAAGATTAGTCCCAACAAGACTTCACCTAGAGACCATGCTATTGATACTATCACAATCCATTGCATGGCAGGCAATTTGTCTATTGAGACATGTGCCAATGTTTTTGCACCATCAAGTAGACAGGCTTCAAGTAATTATGGTGTAGATTCTAATGGAAGAATAGGTTGTTATGTTGATGAAAATGACAGGTCTTGGTGTAGCTCTAATAAAGCTAACGATATGAGGGCTATTACAATTGAGGTTGCAAATGACGGTGGAGCTGATACAGGTTGGCATGTTTCAGGGGTAGCAATGGGTTCCATTATTAAACTTGTTGCAGATGTTTGTAAACGTAACAATATTCCTAAGTTAGTATGGTCTGACAGTAAAGATGACCGTATCAATCATAGAAATGGTTGTAATATGACTGTTCACCGTGATTTTAAGAATAAGGACTGTCCAGGAGCATATTTAATGTCTCAGATGCCTTATATAGCTTCTGAGGTAAATAAATTGTTAGGTGCTTCAGGTGGTTCTTCTGTTTCAGGGGTAGTTCCTAGCAATCCTGCTCCAGTTAAATCTCTTGACGAAGTAGCCAGAGAAGTTATCAATGGTAAATGGGGAAATGGTAATGAGCGAAAGGAACGATTAGAGGCATCTGGTTACGTTTACTCAGCTGTTCAGGCAAAAGTAAATGAGTTACTTGGTTCTTCTAGTAAGCCAGCACCTGCACCAGCTCCAGCACCTAAACCAGCACCTCAGCCAGCACCAGCACCTAGACCTAGCAAGTCTATTACTGAAGTAGCTAAGGCTGTAATAAGAGGTGATTATGGCAATGGAGAAGATAGAAAAAATAGACTTCAGTCTGAGGGATACAATTACTCAGAGGTTCAGGCAGAAGTAAATAGGCTTTGTGGTAAGGGTTCAGTAAGCTCAGCTCCTAGCAAATCTATTGATACAATCGCAAGAGAAGTTATCCAAGGTAAATGGGGAAATGGTAGTTCACGTAAATCTCGTCTTGAGGCAGCTGGTTACAACTACAAGGAAGTTCAAGCAAGAGTAAATGCTTTGCTTAAATAATGAGTAGCCTATGTATAATTGGGAGTTAAATAACTACTTTCAAAGTGTAGGTTATAAATTCAATAATTTTTACGATTTTGAATGTATCAGGGGTAGTTCTCCTCAAGTTAGGTTTAATCTTGACTATGAGGATGACTACGAAACCTGTTTAAATGTATTCACTGATGACGTAGATTACAATTGGAAAATCCATATACTTAAGCAAAATAAATAGTTGATTTTTTAACAGAGGATAAAGGCACCCAATCAGGGGTAGCTTTTATCCTCTTTCTAGTTAGGAGAAAAAATAATGGCAAGTTAAATATATTTGGCTAAAAGGATAGTTGATACTTTTTTGGTAGTTTATTGTTATTTATTTATTTTGTATTAAAGTATGAATATATTATTACAAATAGGAAAGTTAATTTGTATTGATTAACTCTCCTATTTTTGTTGTATCAGGGGTAGATGAAGAGGTCTTAGGAGGTTATTTTCTCATTTTTAATAATTTTCAACAAAATCAGAGTTTTAATAATTACATTTCATATAATAGTTACACTGCCAATTTAGCTCAGCAAAATGCAAACTTTAATAATCAAAATTTTCAGGCACAAACAAATATAACCTTTGTAAATGGTATTGAAGGCACTAAGGATTTTCAGCTTAGACCGAACAGTAATGTATTGCTAATGAACTCTGCCAACTATAAGTTTTATATAAAAGTCACAGATAATATTGTTATTTCGAATATTTAAACGTATATCTTTCTTGAATATAAAAATTTATCAGTCGAAAATATAGCTGCAAGTCAACCGAGCAATACAGGCGAACAAAATACAAAGTTATATGAAGAGATGAAAACTAAAATTAGTGAGTTGGAATCCAAAGTTAATGAATTACAAAGTAAGTTGAATGAAGTTATTTAAGTTATGAGGTATTGCAATATGTCGAATCCGTTATTAAGCCTTTCAGGGGTAGTTATGTATGATATTAAATATATGGTTCTTAGTGAGCTTGAAAATTTTAAAGCTACATGTATTACAATGAAGAACTTATCTGCTCTTGGCGCTTTAATTGATATTTACAAGGATATTTATAATGTTGAATATTGGAAGTCTAAAGAGGAGCATTATAAGGATGAAGATGATATTTCGAACAGTATCGGTCGACTTATGCGATTAAGTGAACAGTTAAAGACTACAGATAGTGCTTCTATTCAGGCTGATTATAATAAACTGGTTATCGAGTTATTGAATAAGGCTAGTGATATTCGTGGTGCTTTAAAGTCTGCTAAAATGAGTAGTCAAGATACTGAAAAGTATAATATGATTTTCAAATAAGATGATTTTGTTGTATCAGGGGTAGTTATATCGGTCTTTGCCTATTTAAGGTGATGACCAATATTTTTTTTTATTGCCTTAAGTATTTAGTCTAGTTTGTGTATAATATTTGTTAGGTTATAGACTAGTTAGCTAATATAAATCTATTATATGACTTGACATCTCTCAAGTTTTAGTGTATAATATGAGTTGAAATAAGACTAAATGTCTTTGAATTGTATCGAATTGTCTTAATATGTATTATTTTGTTCAATATTGTTCGTCTTTGACAGATACTGTTATGGTATTTCAATATGACTTTTCAATAATATCATATTAAAACTATGAACATTATATGTATGTATTAAATTCACTTGTGAAAGGAGTAAATATAGTATGGCTAAATTAAGAAGTGCTCGAATGGAAAAGTTTTGCCAGTTTATGGCTAGAGAAGGTTGTGACCCATCAGAGGCTTGTTTTAAGGCAGGTTATGGGGTAGATGCTCATCCTCGTTGCGACTCATATCATGCTATGCAGGGTTCGAGACTCATGTGTCGTAAAGATGTTGTATTTCGTATTCAGGAGATACGAGACGGAGTTTGTATTGAGGAAAAAGATAAACGTGAAACTATGATAGAGCGTTTGTATAAAATCATCAATTACAATCCAGCTAAGTATATGCAGGTATATCAGACTTGTCTTGAAAATGGTAGAACTGTTCAGGATACAATAATCAAGAAAGACTTTACAGACTTTACAAAGTGGGATGAAGATGATTTGTCTATGATAGACCATTTTGATAGTAGAACAGGAAACCCTGTATTCATGGATAAGAAATGGGCATTTGAAAAGTTACTTAAGATTCTTCAGCTTGATGGCTCTGATAAAGGGGTAGACATTCAGGATATCCTTTCACTCTTTACATCAGCAGGATTGAGACTTGGTAAACCTGAGGATGTTCAGGCTATGTTACAAGAGTCTGATGAGTCAACTAACGAGGATGATGACTTTGACGATTTAGATGATTTTGGAGATGATGAGTAATGAGTCTAGTAGAGCTATTACTTTTAATGAAGGATAAAATTAATAGTGAAGACTCTAAAGATAATTCAGGAGAGGATGATGATAAGAAATGTATACACAAACAGTTGAAATAAAACCTTTCAGCAAGAGGTATATTGATTACTATTATCGTTGCCTATCCAATACTTATAATTGTCTTGAGGGAGCTTATCGAGCAGGTAAAACAGTTATAAATGTTTATAGCTTTGCTAATTATCTTGAGTATTGTAAGGATAAGATACATTTGGTATCTGGAGCTACAGCTACAAGAGCTAGATTAAATGTAGCAGATTGTGACGGGCTTGGATTAACTGCAATATTCAGGGGTAGATGTAAGTCGGGTAAATATGAGGGTAATGAGTGCCTTAAAATAAATACAAAGACTGGTTTGAAAATCGTCATATTTGTTTGTGGTAGCAAGTCAGATAGTTTTAAATCAATACAAGGTCTTTCTTTTGGTTCTTGGCTAGCTGTTGAGTTAGCTAACCATTATATATCAGATGATGAAAAAGATTTTGTAGCTATGGCACTCTCTCGTCTTACTCAGTCAAAAAATAAAAAAGTTTGGTGGGATTTAAACCCAGTTTATCCTACGCATAAAGTTTACACAAAATATATTGATAGGTTTTGTGAAAATGAAAAAGTAAAGATGAACTTTATGCGTTGTAGTTTGTTTGACAATACTGCACTAACTGACTATCAAAAGCAGGAGTTGTTGAATACTTACCCAGATAAGAATAGCGTTGAATACCAAAGGGGTATCCTTGGTAATCGTGCTTGTTCCGATGGCTTGATATTTACTTTATTTGCTAAAGATAGTAGTCCTTGGGTATTAAATGATTTGAATGAGTCTTTGAAAGGTATTACTGTTCAGTTTATAAGTATTGGTGTAGACTTTGGTGGTAATGGTTCTAATACAGCTTTCTGTGCTACACTTATCTGTAATAACTATCATTTGATTATTCCTTTCTTTGATGATGAGATAGATATGAAAGGTGGTAACTCTGACGTTGTAGAGTTTCATGAACGTTTTAAGAGTTTTCTATTGACAGTTATTTCTTTCAATCTAGGGGTAGTAAGATACGTTTACGGTGATTCAGCAGACCCAGTTATGATTAATGAGATTAGGTCTGTAATCAAAGAGTTATCAATGTATAATCAGATTAGAGTTTTGAATTGTCAAAAGCATACAATAAAGAAGCGTATTACAGCTAAACAATCTATGCTTGCTAGACGACATTGGCTTGTTAATAAGTCTTGTAAATATGTTATTGATTCTACAGAACATCAAGTTTGGGATAGTAGACCAGGACATGAAGATGAAAGACTTGATAACGGTTCTGTTGATATTGATATTGCTGATGCTGAAGAGTATAGTTGGTCAGCATTTTTGGATAAGATAATTAAGTTTTGTAGTTAGGAGGTCTAATAATGGATTACGGTTCAATGTTAAAATGTATCAGGGGTAGATTTGGTCACTGCTATAACGTTGCCAGCTATTACACTAAAATAGGTGAGTGGCTTGATTGGTATAAAGGCTTCGTTAAAAGTTATCATACAGTATCATATAGCAATGGTATTACTACTCCTAGTCGTGAAATGTTTCATTTGAATATGGCTAAGCGAGCTTGTGAAGATTGGGTATCATCAGTATTGAGTGAGGATTTAAGTATTGTAGTTAGCTCATCAAACAATAAGTCTAGTATCTTTGTTCAGGGTAGCAAGCAAAATGGTGGAGTCTTAGGCAGTAATAACTTTTCTACAATATTATCTGACAATCTTGAGAAAATGTTTGCTCTTGGAACATCAGCTCTTGCTCTTGATTTGGACGGTATAACTGTTGATACTAATGGTAATATTGTTAGTGGAGCTAATGCTACTATTAAGATTAAGTCTTACAATGCTACAAGGATTATTCCTATCTCTTATGATAACGGTATAATCACAGAGGTCGCTTTTGTTTCAGAGACTAATATAAAAGGCAAGACTTATTATACAGTTAGTTCTCACATCAAGGAAGATGATGGATATGTAATCTACAATGATATTTATAATGCTAACTATCAAAAAGTTAATCTAAATATACCAGTATTGAGTATTATACGAACAAAGAGTATTAAACCTCTTTTTGTTATAATGAAAACCAATATTGTCAATAATGTTGATTTAGATAGTCCTCTTGGGGTATCCGTTTACTACAATGCTATTGATACTCTTAAAGGTATTGACCAGGTATATGATAATTGTGTAGTCGAGGTTATTAATGGTCGAAGAATTATTATGATGAATAAGTGTTTACTTACTTGTGATGACCAAGGTAAGCCTATTGCACCTCAAGATATGAGACAGTCTTTAATGCAGTTCTTTGGTGATGATGCAGATACTTCTATCAATGAATATATTAAGGACTTTGCTCCAAGTTTACGTTCTACTGAACTTGACGCTGAACTACAAAATCAATTGAATTTGTTTAGTAGTCTTGTAGGATTCGGAACAAAGTTTTATAACTTCTCTTTTAGTGGTGGTGTTACCGCTACTGAGTATTCAGGAGAGAGACAGGATTTTGTTCGTAACTCTGGTAAAATGACTAATATGGTTTGTGTAGCTATTAAGTCTTTGGTATCTGAGATACTTTGGTTAGGTCAAAATATTCTTGGGGTAGCAGTTAATGCTGACGCTAAGGTTACTGTAACTGCTCAAGATAATATTGTTGAGGCTGATGATAAAGAGCGTGAGCAGGATAGACAGGACGTTAGAGATGGTATTATGTCTAAGGCTGAGTATCGAGCAAAGTGGTATGGAGAAACTATTGAAGATGCTCAAACAAAAATCAATGATATTTCATCAGTAACCGCACAATCAGCTGAATAACTTGTAACTATAAAGAGCTTGTATTGTTTATATAATATAAGCTTTTTATTTAGTTTAAAATATGTTTTGTTAGGTATTTTTTAGTATGTTAATATTTTTCTATAACACCTCTTGACAAAAAATAAAAAGCATGCTATAATACCAGTAAAGTAGTCGAGAGACGTAAAATCGTGGAGGATTGATATTATGGATAATTTAACTAATGCGACAGCCAATGTGCCTATCACCCAGCAAAATATGCAGAGTCAGCCTACTCAGACTCAAGTAGTCAATCAGGGGTATCCTGCTCAGCCTATTCAGTCAGCACCAAACAATCAGGCATTGTTTACTCAGGAGCAGTTGAATAGTATCATTCAGGGCAGAGTAAATCCGCTTAATCAGCGTGTTCAGGATTTAACAAATCAGTTAGCTCAGGCACAGCAGTTATCACAGAGTTACCTTGCAGAGTTACAGGGTTACAAAAACAAAGAAATTGTTGCTCAAGCAGGTGTTCCTGCTTATATGCAAGAGTTTGTTGCTTTTGAAGCTCAGAAGCTTGCTGTTAATGGAAAGAGCTTTGCTGATGCAGTGAAGGAATACACTCAGGCAAATGCTCAATTATTCAATATCAGTCAGAGCATTCAGAACACTCAGCCTGCACCACAGACTATTCCATCTGCAGGTCAGGTATCTTCTCAGACTGCTATGCAGAATACGAGTGTCGCTCAAAATCAGCAGGTAAATACAAACAAGCCTAGTGCTGTTGCACAGGTTCAGGGTGTTGCTCAAAATCCTAGTGTTGTTGGTCAGCCTACAGTTCAGTCAGGTCAGGCAGGTCAAGTAGCACAGGGTGCTACTTCTTTTACAGGGGTAGTTAATCCAAACGGAGTTAATGATGTTGACAGTGCAGTCGATACATTTCTTCGTAACAAAGGTATACGAAAATAGGAGGTAATTAATTATGGCTTTAGTTGTAGGTCAGGCTACTGTAGCCACTGGTATGTCACCTGTAGTTGAGGGTGGCTTATATGCAGATGAGATTTTTCAGGATGGTATTACTTTTACATCTGAGCATGATGTAGGTAATGCAGGTCAGATTCAGGTTGAGGTTTATTCACCAGATAATAGTATTGAACCAAAGATTCCAGGTGCTGATTTCACAAATAGTGAGTATGCAAATAATGTTATTGATATCAACACTAATAACTCTTTTCAGAAGAGCCAGAAGGTTCCAGCTTATGTTCAGGCTACAATGCCAACATCTGTTCTTTTAAATAAGACTTGGGCTGTAACAGAGGATATTCGTATTGCTCGTCAGAAGACAGGTCTTGCTGTATTAGCTACTGAGGGAACTGCTTCACCTGATACTGATGCTATCACATCAGATAATATTAAGGAGAAGGTTTTAGCTCTCCGTAAAGATTTAAGAAAGAAACATGCTAGACCAGATGTTGTTATCGCATCAGTAGATGCTTATTCTGCTATGCTTGAGACAGCTGGAAAAGATTACACACCTGTTTCAAATGATTCAGTTGTTGCTACTGGTCGTGTAGGCTATTGGATGGGTATGCTTTGGGTTGAGGCTACTTTGCTTGGTGGTTCTTTCAAATACATAGACGCTTCAGGGGCAGCTCAGCCTGTAGATACTTCTGAAGTAGAACTTATCATGTATGACCATATGGCTTATTCAATCATTGATAAGCTTGTTATGCTAAGAACTATCGATAACCCTAATGCAGCAGGAGCACTTGTTCAGGAAGAGGTTGACACTGGTTTCAAGGTTACAAATTCAGCTTGTGTATCTGTTAAAAAAAAATCTTAAAGCCTAAAAAGATTTAGATAAACTTAAGTTATAAGGGTAGTCCTATTAGTGGTTTGGATTATGATAATTTAAAATCTATTAGATATAAATTAGCAGAAGATAATTTTGCTTATCGAAGAATAGAAGTTGATAGTGATAACTATTTTATAGAGGCTGCCAGCGATGACTTAGTTACTTTCTCAACTCAATCTGCATCTCCTTTTATGGAAGGTTTCTATTGGGGTAGAGGTTTAGACATAAATGGTGAA